CAAACATTCCTGTAATTTGTTCATAACTTGCTCCACCTAAATCGTTTCTCATCCCCAGTTCTCCCCTTCGGTTTTTTCCATTAATTCGATCATCTTGTTTAAGTACCAGACAGCCTTCTTTGCATCCTGTATAGGTTTGCCTTTGTTCCATAGTCTAGTGCTGGTGTATTTAATTACGTTCCCGTGACAATAGGAGATAGCATCAAACTCCCCTAGCACATCTACAATGTAATCTATTGTTTCTATCTTCCCTGCATTGTAATGCTCTGGGCTGTTGACAGGATCAGCGGCTCTTTCTGTTACCTTAACTTCTGAAATTACTGCATCCATAAACTTACCTCCTTAGTTTTAAAATCATATTCACCGTCACGTAGTATACGAGCCAGTCTTGCGTTCTCTATGGCAACCTCTTCACCAAAACCTTTATCAGCAAAAGCATCAACAACTGTTTGCCATGTTGCGCCATTCTCTTGAAGCAGCTTATCTGCTGTCTTCGCTCCAACAGTAGGGCAACCTTTGTAGTTATCGGTCGAGTCACCTATTAATGTTTGGTACAAGAACCAGTAGTCAGCTTCCTCTTGATCTACTTCAGTAACTTTACCGTCAAGTAAGTGGTAGGCAGGGATGGTTAACAGGTCTTTGTCTATAGACCAGATTACTGTATTCTTATCCGCACTGCCTAGTATTCCTAATAGGTCATCTGCCTCTAGCTTATCCTCAACTTTGCCATTGTAATTATCTGACAAATATTTTTTAGCAAAATTTAGAAGCATGGGTTTGCGTGTACCTTTACGGTTCGCTTTGTAATAAGGGGCTACATCTTTGCGGTACAACTTGTCACCAGACAAACACGTAATCACTTCATCACAACCAGACTCCTCTATAATCTTAGCCATGAAGTCCTCCATCGATGCTATGACATCTTTCTCGTGAGCGTGTAATGTCCACACCCCGTTGCCCCAGTCGATAGGAGTCTCTGCAATGACAGCAGCTTTGTACGCTACAATGTCACCATCTACTAATAGTGTCCTAGTATTCTTCATCGTCTTCTGCCTCCTTGTTTATCTCTCTCATCATTCGCATACCGTGTTTTGCCATCTGGTAATCAATCAGGGATTCAATAGCCCACTTGACTCCAACGGCTACACTGACAAAAGCAAAACTTGCAACCAGTATGATGTTCAGTATGTTTGTTTCCATATCTATACCCTGTGTTTCTGTAGTCTTAGTTTACGAGTAACAGGATCAAACAGAAGGAACTGTACTCCTAGCTCTTTTTGTAAAGGTGTCCGTGAACTAGCGTAGCTTCCACGCTTAGTTTCTTTATTCATCTTCACATCAAACAAGTAAACCTCTCCATCCTTTATGCCTATGATGTCTACAGCTCCTGTTGAGCCAGCATTGTAGAACACTTCAAAGCCTTCATCCCACAACCATGTGATTGCATAGAACTCTGCAACATCACCAAGCCTACTCGGACTAGTGAGTTTCTGCCCAACTTCTGCCGACATCGAACTCTGAGTCGAGAGGGCATTTGAAGTTGTAGTGTTGTTCTGTCTTTTTAATTGCTTCTTTAGTGATCGCACCTATGTCATCCTCCAAGCCTTCCTTAACTATGATTTGTACTTCATCATGCACAAACGCCACTATCGAAACTTCTTCGTTAGTGTAGCCTTTAGCACGTATCATCTTCTCGATGGTTGCGTACCAATGCTTGCAGACAATAGCTCCTGCTGATTGAAGTAATGTATTGAGAGCTGCATGGGGGTGACGTATAGGTATAATCCTACCATCAAGACCATTAATAGACTTCTCACCTTGTTGTGTTTCTAGTCGTAACTTAATTGCATCGGTTAACTTCTTGAGAGCTGGGGTCTTGGCAAGGAAGCGTTTCTTAATCTGACCGCCTTCTTTTTTACCCTTACCTATGATCTCTCCAATCTTCTCATTCCCTGCTCCGTACAAGAAACCATAGATGAATGTCTTAGCTTGTGGGCGTGTAGCTAACCCTGCCGCATTCTGATTTGCTGTATGGATATCACCTTCTAAAATTTCTTTGCCATATTTACCACCGTCATACCGTGACATATAATGAGCAAGACAACGTAACTCTAAACCACTTGCATCAGCCCCAAGTAAGGTGAAACCTTTCGGTGCGTGAAATAGTGAGCGACATTCCTTCCCAAAGGCGGCAGATCCTGATGGCACTTGAGCGACATTTGGATCACTATGTGTACACCTAGAAGTAACAGCACCCATGTGATTAACTCGACCATGTATCCGTCCCTTCTTTTCGAGCTTGAGCCATGCTTGTTTACCATTGCCTAATTGTCCTAATCTTTTGTTTAGCATTAAGAACTCTGTTAGCATCTTAGCTTCGGGCATATCAATTCCCGCCAAGATTTTTTCGTCAACTTTTGGCTCTCCTGATGGAGTAAACTCTTGTGGTGTCCAACCCTTCTTCATTAGCCTATCGGCAATCTGCTGTCTCGATGCAGGGTTGAACGGTATTGTTTTTGTTTTGGTCTTTAGCTCAATGATCGTTGGCTCTAAGGTGTTAACCAGTTCAGTTTCAATCTCTTGCTTTCTAGCAGAGAGTTGCGTGTACAGTTTCTGTGCCGCTTCCACATCAAAGGGAAAGCCTGTCTGTTCTTGTTGGAACAACATCTTCGCCATCTCATGCTCAAGCTGCATTGGTTCATGTGGGTAACGCTTACGTTGTATCATCTCGTATAGCTTTACGTTAAGACCAACATCCTGTTTACAATACTCTAACATTTCGGGGGTGAACTCTTCCCAAGCATCTTCTTGCTCACCGTAGCTACCCTTATGGTAGTTAAGCCTTTCACCCCAAGCCTTGAGTGAGTGTGAACCAATTAGTCTGTTAGCTACTGTTCGCTTAAGTAGGTCTTTTTCTTTTAGGTTTGACCATATAAGTCTAGAAGCTACTAAGGTATCAAACACTTCACCTTCGTATTTAAAGCCATACAGTTTCTCTAGTACGGGTAGATCAAAACCAATTACGTTATGACCACCAATCTCAGGTGCTTGTGCTAGTACAGTGAGACCTTCTTGCAAAGACTCACCGTGATAACTATACACCTTACCTGTCTTAGTATCTTGTATAACTAGGCAGTGTATCTTTGTTACATCCTGTAGTAATCCATCTGTTTCAATATCAAATATCAGCATACAATCCTCTCGCTGGAGTGATTAAAAAGGTACATCAAATTCCTCTGACATACGACCTGTTGTGGTGGAATAGTGAAGCTGTCCTGCTACACCTGTATCACCTGACCATCTGTTCTTTAAGATACGGACGGTTGTTACATTAGAAGTCTCAGCATCCTGTTGATTACGTTCTAATCCTATTACGATGTCACTTAGTTGTGCGATAGCCGCACTACCTCGTAACTGGGACAATGAAGTTAACTGCCCTTCTTCATGTCCTTTGTCACCACTAGGTCTACGTAAATGAGACACGACAATCAATCCGATATTTAATTCTTCAGTTAGTGACCGCAAATTGGTCATCATGTTGTCTATGATCCGTCTCTCATCTCCACCTTCGATGCCTGACACAACAATACTAATGTGATCCAGTATAATGTACTGACAACCACACCCTCTTGCTAGGTATCTAATCTTACCCAATAGGTTCTCGCTCTCAGTCGATCCCCAATGGTCATACATAAACACACGCCCTGTTCCTAGAGTTGCATCAAAGGCTTCTCTAAGCTCCTCTGTCTCAACTTCTTCAAGATGTACGGGTTTGCCTAAGTGTAAGGACATCAGTCCCTGTGCTGTACGCTTGCTAGATTCTTCGAGTGCTACATAACCTATCGTAGCTCCTTCATTGAGAAGGTGGTAAGCAAACTCTCTTGTGAGTTGTGACTTACCTAAACCTGAACCAGCCGTAACAGTTACGATTTCACCTAATCGACAACCGCCTATCTTGTTGTTGAGCCCATCATAAGGATAGGGTACTGTGTGTACTTCTTTCTCTGTTGATACTACTTCCCATAAGTCTTCACCATTGATGATACCGTCAGGGGCAAACTCTTTTGCTCCCCAGAACGCATCAATAAGTTCTGCCTGTCTTCCTGCCTGTAGCATCTCACTCGCATCCTTGAGTGGTAGCTTGGCAATCTTAGCCTTGCGTGGTGATAGTAGTGCCGCACACTCTAGTGCTGCTTTCTTACCTACATCATCTTGGTCAAACATAAAGACAACCTGCTCGAACTTCTCTAACCATTCGATAGATTTTTTAATGTCTTTAACTGCTCCTGCCGCACCTGTCTTAATAGAGACAACTGCCCACTTGTTATCAAAAGCCTGAGACATGGATAGTGCATCTAACTCACCCTCTACAACGACACAGCTTTTACCACCGTCTCGCCAAAGGTTCTGTCCAAACAATACAGCTTTCTTTAAATCACCTACGACAGCAAAAGTTTTATCAGGGTAGCGGAGCTTCTGTGCTACTGTGTTGCCGTCAGCATCTTTGAAGTTTGCTACGTGCATTCCGTCTGCCACTTGATAATCCCAAAACCTTGTAGTCTTCTCTGTTAAGTTTCTTTTAATCAGAGGTTGATAAGACCCTGTTTTGAATATCGTATCTTTCACTGCGTTCTCTACCAATCTGACCTCCTCTTGGGATTGCCCATAAGTTTTACAATTAAAGCAGTAGGTGTGACCATCAGAGTAAAA